AGTGAGCGCACGCGAGAACATCTGCCCGCACTGCGGGGCAAGGATCACGCATAACGCGCACCACCTCACGCGCACGCTTCTGGATGCGCTCGTCGCGTTCAAGCGGGCGGGAAAGTCTCATGTCTCAAGTGCTGGCCTCAACCACGTGCAGATCGCGAACTTCCCCAAGCTTCGCTACTGGGGACTGGTCGACAAGGTGTACAGACGGCCCGGCCACTGGTTCATCACGGATCACGGCCACAACTTCCTCCAGGGAAAGGTCCAGGTTTTCTCCGTGGCCTGGACGTTCCGCGGGGAGCGGGAGCGCTTTGACGGCCGCATGGTCTACGCCTGGCAGGTGTCGGACGAGGCGGTGAGCCGGAGCACCTTCGCTGCCGAGAGTGAGGGGACTGAGACCGTGCCCGCGTTCGAAAGCGGCCGGTTGTTCGATTAATTTTTTTGCCCGGGGGTCTACATTATGTCGCCTGTATCAGCAGCTGCCGCAGATTTCACACCGGACGATAACGTCACTGTCGAGCAGATGTCCGCACTCCTCAAGGGACGAAAGCTCACGCCGTATATATTCCTGCGCCGCGCGATCGTCGAGGCCACCGTCAAGGACAACCACATCGCGGCCGACGCTTACGTGCGGTACGCCCTGGAGTTCGAGCATCAGTTCTTCGACGCCCGGGAAGAGGAGGACGCGTTCGGCGTCAACGCCGAGGCGATCCGCGCATTCATATCCATGCACAAGGAGGTACGGCGATGACGTTCTTTCGCCACATTGAAGTCGACCGATCCATTCCCGGCGAGCGCTGCAGCCGCATCGTCCGCCGCCTGGGGCCTATATCCCGGGTGTACGTGTACGACTATACACGGCGCCCCGACTATCAACGGGCGATCGCCAAGGTCCGCCCGGGTACGCGCGTGATTAATTACATGGGGGCAGGGCATGAGTAAAGACACCCGCGACCCTGGATATTACGCAATCATTCCCGCACCCGTAAGGTATGCCCAGCACTACAAAGACGGCGGCAAAACACGGAAGGTCCCCCAGGGCGCGAAGCTCTTGTATGGGGAGATCACGGCGCTGTGCAACAAGAAGGGGTATTGTTGGGCGTTGAATGAGTACTTCACTGAGCTGTATGAAGTCGACGAGCGCACAATCCGGCGCTGGATTCACGCCCTGGAGAAGCTCGGCGTCATCGATATCCTCTTGATACCCACCGACGAGGGCACGGTGCGCCATATCTACCTGAGCGACAAGCCCATAGAGGGCCCCTGGGTGCTGCCGGAGGAGGAGACCGAGGCTAAACCACAGAGCCACCGGACAAAAATGTCCGCCCCCCCGGGGGGACAAAAATGTCCGGTGGGGGGGGACAAAAATGTCCGCCATAATAATACAGTCTTTAATACTACAAAAGACCCTGTCGATGCCGAAGCATCGACGTGGACGCCGCTCACGGAAAAACAGGCAGAAGAAGCAGCGAGGAGAAACCTCATAGGCCTATTTGCCATGGAGTACCAGAAGCTCTACGACCAGAAATTAACACTGACAGGTAAAGAACTGGGAAGCATAAAGGCAATTTTAAAAACGCTCAAAACATATCCCGAGCAGGATCGAGCGAACGTCCTCGCACAAAAACGCACGCTTCTCGCGGCCATCGCGGCGCGCAGAAACAAATACCAGAACTGGCGCTACCTCCCATCCCAGCTCGTCGCCCACTGGAACGACCTGGTCCCCGGCTGCATCCTGGAAGACGCGAAGCCCGCACTAAAACAATCCACAAGGCCACCGATCGTAAAAGCCCCTGAGGATTACGCTTAGGAGATTATGAGGGCATGGACATCTTACCCCAGGACATAACCGCTGAGCGCATGATCATCGCGAGCATGCTCATGAAACAGGCCGCGCTCTTCTCCGCAGTGGAGCGCCTCATACCCTCCGACTTTTACCTGGAGGCGCACCGCCTGATCTTCAAGGCGCTCGTCCGCCTGGCACGAGACGGCCGCGAACCGAACCTTGTGGAGCTCCGGCAAGTCCTGCTTGACCATGGATGCCACGACCGCATCGGCGGCGATCTCTTCCTTGTCGATCTCTACCGGGAGCTCGGCGCCCATGACATCGAGGGGCTCATTCGCGTCATCACTGGGACCGCCAAGAAGCGCAAAGCCCTGGAGCTCGCGAACGACATGAAGGACCGGCTTGCAAGCCACATCGACGACGTGGACGCCTTCCTCACGGAGTACGACCAGAAGCTCTTGGAGATCAGGATCGACCGCTCGAATGGGCTTCGGTCCATGCGGGAGCTCTGCAACGTCAGGCCCGCGGGCCTCTGCACTTCCGGCTCCATCATCCGCTCGCAGTTTAAAGACCTAAACTACCTCATCAAGGGCTGGAAGGCCGGGTGCTACTACATCCTCGCCGCCCGCACCAGCAAGGGGAAGTCCGCCCTGGGCCTGCAGTTCGCGGTGCACGTCGCCAAGGAAAAGCCCGTGCTCTTCTTCTCGCTCGAGATGCGCCCGGCCGACCTCCGGAACAGAATCCTCGCGAGCCTCGCCGACGTGGAGACGCGGCAGATGGAGGAGGGGAAGCTCGACCAGGAGCAGGAGCGGCGCATCGCCTGGGCCCTGGAAGCCGCGGCGCAACTGCGCTTGGAGTTCTCGCAGAAGCGTTTCATCCACGAGATCACGGCGATCGCGCGGCGGCGAAACCAGGAGGAGAAGCTCGGCCTCGTGGTGGTGGACTACATCCAGCGCATCAAGATGCACGGGGCGAAGTCCATGCAGCGCTACCAGGTGATCGGCGAGATATCCGGGGAACTGCAAGGCCTCGCCCAAGAGATCGACGTCCCGGTCCTTGGACTTTCCCAGGTGACACGCACCGTCTCCAGCGAGGACCGCGAGCCCGAGCTCTCCGACCTTCGCGAGTCGGGAGACCTTGAGCAGGACGCTGACCTGGTGATGTTTATCCACACCCGCACGAACGAGTTCGTCTCCCAGTCGCACCAGATGCAGGACATCCTGATCAAAAAGAACCGCGGCGGCCCCCTGGGTACCGTGGAGTTGACGTTCATAAAGCCATACCAGAGATACGAGTAACACGGAAGCCAGTCTGTAGTGTTGGACCGTAGTTATGGATGAGCCGAGCCTTAACCGGATGTAGGGGCGTAGTCGCCGAAGCGCGTACGAGACGGTCACAAAACGAGATGAGTGAGGCTACGGGAAATCTCGTGACAGCCGGGAGAGACCGGCACACGGGGCTGTAGCGCACCCCACCAGGGGAGGGCGTAGGACGAGGGCAGATCACCCTTGCCGCCAGGTTCGAGTCCGGGCGGCCCCACATCCCGCCGGTAGACCTTTGGCTCACGGTGGGTTTTGATGGCGGACAGTACTGGCAGAGTCCTGTCTTCCTTGGCCCTCGCCGTCACCGCGGCGGCGAGGGTGCTTTTTCAAGGAGGTTGCAATGGCAGACGCAGGGTATTTCCTCACGACTGTGTGCATGGCAGCCTCTCTGATCTTCGGCGCTGCCGGACTCATTGGGTGTGTGGCGCTGATTATAAAACTATGGAGGTCGTGACATATGGATATTGAGATTCAGAACAGATTCAGCGGATCAATTATTGTATCAGGAAAATATGATAGTCTACGCAACGCAGTCGAGCAGAACAGCGCGAACCTGAGAGGCGCGGACCTGAGAGGCGCGGACCTGAGAGGCGCGAACCTGATAGACGCGAACCTGATAGGCGCGGACCTGAGAGGCGCGAACCTGATAGACGCGAACCTGATAGACGCGGACCTGGGAGGCGCGAACCTGAGAGGCGCGGACCTGAGAGGCGCGAACCTGATAGGCGCGGACCTGAGAGGCGCGAACCTGATAGGCGCGAACCTGATAGGCGCGAACCTGATAGACGCGGACCTGAGAGGCGCGGACCTGACGCTCCCCGTCATCCAAATCGCCGGGACAGCACACTCGTTCTGGTATTCTAACGGTAATCTTAAAATCGGGTGTGAATATCATCACATCGAATACTGGCGCATCATGTACCGAGCGATTGGAAGGGAGCACGATTATACCGAGGGGCAGATAGCGGAATATAAGCGCTACATTGACATGGCGACTGTTGCGTGGAGGTCCTCATGAAAATCTACATCGCAAGCAGCTGGAAGAACCAGCATGCCGTAGAGATGCTCACAACCATTCTAAGGGACAAGGGTCACGAGGTCGCTTCATTCGTAGAGAACAATCATTTCAACGGACAATTCGGCGAAGAATTTGACGAGTGGATAGCCTCGGAAAATGCGGCAAGATGCTTCCGATTCGACACAGATTCGGCGATGCACTCCGACCTGGTGATCTACATCTCCCCCAGCGGCCAGGACGCGGCGGCTGAATGCGGCATGGCGTATGCCCGCGGTGTTCCCGTCCTGGGGTTGTTTGCCAAGGGTGAATCCCTTGGCCTCATGCGTCGCATGATGGACTACTGGTACAACGATTACCGCAAGTTGATAAAGGCGATCGAGGTGGTGAAGTCATGAGCCAGGCACTTAAAGACGATCTGGAATACCAGGACACATACAAAGAGATCAAGTGTCACCGCTGCCCAGCCACCGGGAAGAAGGTCGACATGTACCCCATCACCAGGGGGCGGCAGCGGTATTATCTCTGTGTTAAGTGCTTGCTCGCGGGTTCCGACGTCAGGGTGGGACCCGGTGCGAGGAAAAGTGATTGACAAGCGAAATATAATATAATTTCAAGTAGGTCACTACCATGAACAACCAAGCGTGTAACAGGGAGATCGGATGGTCTCTGAGCCACGACCCCAAGAACCCCATCCAGGCATTTCGTGAAGCGTGGAATAGGTGTCTCGGGGTTTTCGAGTTGATCCAAAAGCACGGCGGCAAAGTGACGGAAGTACACATGATAGACACACTCACGCCATCGGGGTTCGGAGGCGTGATTGGATATCAGGTCTGCTTTGATGCAAACGATGAGCAATGGGATGCAATTCGTCGAGAGTACTAAAAAGCGCTTGACAAAAGAGACATAATAAGAATAGCGTCCTTACAGCGTGACACTCGTATCGGAGCCGGACGGGTTTCACCAGTTTCACCACAAATACCCGGCACCTGTCTGCCATTCAAAGAGTCGTACAATAATGAGCCATAGCTCCCTCCGGGGAGCCTTAGCAGTTTGGGTCTGATGATCCACGCGGGTGCTGCGCAACTGACCTCCCTGCACACACCCAACGGCCCCGCGTGGACAGACTATATGGCTATGGACAAAGTACGAAAACAAAAGATCAAGAAGCTCCTGGGTAGTGATGTCCAGCAATACCTGTTCAAGGACCGGCCCCGGGAAGCCAAGTGTTCCCAGGCCGAGAAGGAGATCAGGAAGTCGGCGATCCGCCGCATGATCGTCGCCGGCATCAATCTACACGAAGTCCTGGAGTTCTGCGCCGAGCACTGGCAGATCCAGGAGAAGCAGGTGAAGAAGTACCTCTCAGAAATTTACGCGGAATTCAAACGGCTCGGAAAGCGCGACGCCGAAGTCAACTACGGGCTCGCGATCGAACGGCTGGAGACAGCGCTCTTTGAGTGCATCTCCGGCCGGGACATGGGTAACCGCGTGAAGATACTCAAGGAACTGGCGGACGTGCAGGGAATCAAGACGCTGAATGTGGACCTCACCAGCAAGGGTGAGAAGCTGACCTATATTTTATCGGAGAAGTGGACCAGTGGTCATCGACCTGAACACCATGATCAACCACCGGCATAAGGAGTTCTTCCAGACCGCGGCGCCGCTCGTGATTTTTTACGGGGGAGCCGGCGCGGGGAAGAGCTACAGCGCGGTGGACAAGATCATCATCAAGATCATCAACGAGAGCAAGCGCCACGGCAAGCGGCTCAAGGTCCTCGTAGTGCGGCGCTCCATGCCCTCGCTTAAGCGCTCCTGCCTGGATATCTTTCTCCGCCGCCTGGACAAGATGCACCTCCCGTACGATCTCAACCGGGCCGATATGGTGATGCGCTTCCCCGACCTCAAGAATTCGCAGATCGTCTTTCTGTCCGTGAACGACGATTCGGAGATCGAGAAGGTCAAGTCCATCACCGACGTCGATCTCATCTGGATCGAGGAAGCGAACGAGATATCAGTGCAGGCCTACGGGGAGCTCCTCCGTCGTCTCAGGGGCGGCGAGTCCAGCATCCCCCAGGTAATCATGACACTCAACCCGATCAACACCTCGTCATGGGTCTATGCCCTCCACTGGGAGAAGCCGAGCACGGCGGACAAGATACACGTCACCGTGGACGACAATCCGTTCGCGACCCCCGAGTATGTCGCGCAGCTGGACGGGCTCAAGGACGTGAGCCCGAACCAGTATAAGGTCTACCGCCTGGGTGAGTGGGGCCAGCTCACCGGCGCCATCTACACGAACTGGACCACGGCACGAGAAGTCCCCGCGGGCGTGAAGGACACCGTCATCGGCCTGGACTTCGGCTACCCGAACACCACCGCCGCGGTCAGGGTGCACATCCTCCCGGATCGCGTGGTGCTGCAGGAGCTCATCTACGAGGAAGGCCTCGCCAACCAGGACCTCATCGCCCGCCTGCGTGACTGCGGCGTGAAGAAGGGCGAGCTCATCTACGCAGACACCGCCGACCAGAACAGGATCGAGGAGATCAGGCGGGCGGGCTTCACCATTACCGACGCCGATAAGACTGTGCACGACGGCATCCTCTTCATGCAGGGCTTACGCGTGCAGATACTCGACGGGTCGGCGAATGTTGAGAAAGAGGCGATCGCGTATTCCTGGGCAAAGGACCGACACGGGCGGACCCTCGAGGTCCCGGTCAAGTTCAGGGACCATTGCGTAACTGGAGATACCCTGGTAGAGACGACATCGGGACCGAGGAGAATCGAGGAATTAGTTGGTACATCCGGATCGCTATTCTCGTGGGATGGAGAAAAGGAGATCCCTGCCGTCTATCACGACGTCAGACTCACTCGAAAAGACGCAGATGTCATTGAGATAATTTTTGAGGACGGAAGGGTTCTCAAGTGTACCTCCGATCATCTGATACTGACAACGATGGGGTGGATTGAAGCGGGGAAACTCACCAGCGAACACGATGTAATTGATTCAAGAAAAGAATGATTATGGAAAACATCCGCGAACGAACCATAGAAATCGACGGCTACTCTTTTGTTAGGGAGAAAGGGAGGCCATACTATAAGTCTTCCTCTCTCAAGCTTCAACGCGGAGAAAGGTCGCCGATATATTTACACCGTTATATATACGAGAAATATCACGGCCCGATCCCCGAAGGATACGACGTGCATCATAAAGACGGTAACCCCTACAATAATAGCTGTGACAATCTCGAGCTGCTTCAGCGTCACGATCATCGTTGTTTTCATAGCGCAAACCTCTCAGAAGAGAGGCGGTCCGCGATGCGAAACAATCTCAACTCAAAAGCTCGACCGAAAGCCATGCTATGGCACAAGTCCAACGAGGGGAAAGAATGGCATAGGCGGCATGGCCATGAGGTGGCGGTAAAAACCAACTCGGTCAGAATCACATTGGTTTGCCTGCAATGCGGAAACCAATACACAACCCCCAAAAGTAGGAGCAAGATATCAAAGTACTGTTCTAACAACTGCCGGCAGGCATACGGAAGAAAACATTACGGATACGGGAAAAAGAGACATGAGAATTAAATCCATAACTCACAAAGGAAGGGCCGATGTGTATAACCTCGAAGTTCCCGGGCTACACTGTTTCATTGTAAATGGCGGGGTCGTGATTCACAACTGCATGGACGCCATCCGGTACGCCTGTTACACGCACCGGCACCAGATACGGCAAAAGGCAGACGTCAAGCCGGACTACACCTCCCGGGACTACATCAACACCGTCGTCCAGAACGCATACGCCGGCAAGGTGCGGGACTTGATGAAGCCGCGGTCGCGATCATTTGACCCTATGGGTTTATAAGGAGCTCACATGAGCGATAGAAATACCATCAAGGAAATCCAGGAGCAGGCGAAGGACTCCGAGGCCGCGACGAAAGAGTGGCGCGACCAGGCCTCCAAGGAGCTCAAGTATGTCTCCGGCGACCAGTGGGACAAGGG